GATGCTTGACTTAGACTTACGTCAAAATCAAGTTTTAATACCGTTGTTGCTGTTCCAGTATATGTTAGTCTTGCTGTAGTTGCTTCAGTTACTAAACTACCTAGTCCAGAAGCTACTGTAGTTGGAGCTACTTTTGCAGTAGAACCACTATGAGCTAAAGTATACGGAGAACCTGTATTATAAAAATAAACCTTTCCTTTAGGCAATGCTAAAGAAGATACTGAAATGGTTGACCAGGCTCCTGAATTAGAACCATTAGAAACATAAACTTTATTGGCAGCTTCTCCTGCTATACCTTTAGGCTCATGTAGGTCGCTCCCAGTAATTGCGTTATGTTGAATTGTCATTTTATTTCCTGTATTAAATTAGGGGTAAGCCCCGAAGGGCTCACCAAGGTATTACTTAATTGTACTGATATTGTACAATTACTTCAGCTTTACCAGCAGTTACAGCATGTGATGCAGTAACAGTTAGTTCAACTGCTTTAGTTCCTACTGTTTTACCTATTAAAGCACCAGTACCTGCTGCACGATCACCTTTTACAGTGATTACAGCATTAGATGCATTTGAAGTAGTAAGTAAGGAATTAGGATCAGCACCAGTTCCGTCAGTAGCAGTAGTACCTACTTCTAACTGTCCTGATGATGCAATTGTCCATGCTTCTAAAATTCTAATATGTGCATGTAAAATTGTAGCATTTGCAGGAATTACCATTTCTAAATTACTTGCAGAGTATGCAGGTAACTTATCCCAGTCAAATGTCCAACTTGCTTCTTTGATTTTGCCAACACTGTTGTCCTGACCACCATATTGGTTATCAGTACCACGAGGTCCATAATGGTTGGCTACGCCTCTTTTACTGCCTATTTCATATCCCATTATTATCTCCTAGTAGTTAGTTGGATGAGTTAAAAGCACACCCAAAGAATCAAGACGTTGAACGCCAAATCCGAATCTTGAAGTAACTTGATACTTGTCACCTCTTTCTTCTTCAGCTCTCCAACCTTCAGTCATTGGTGCACGTCTCCATGCATGCATAACTGGTTTACATGAATCATCTGCTACGCACATGAATACATTAGCTTTATCACCAACAGCAGCTGTTTCAGATGTAAGTCCGTAAGTAGAAGCATTAATTGCTTCTGTTGCTGTAATTGTTGGTAAAAAGTTAGATGTATACACATCAAAGCCCATGATATTTCTAACAAATGTATGGTCTCTTGCAAAACCTTCATTAAGAATACCTTGGAATTGCGGAGTATTATTAACTACAGTTGTTGCAGAAATTAATTTGTTAAGTGATGCTTCTACGATAGGATCTACGATTGCAATTCTACCACCTGCTGGTACATTTGCTTTATCAAAAGATAATTTCATAGCAACAAAGTCATTTAGTGTAACTGTACGTGCATTACTATCTGCAGATCCAACCCAACGGTGAGGTCTATCATTCACCAAGTTAAGTCCTGCTGTACCACCTGCTTTACTTTGTCCATCGTTTGCTGTAGCTAAGAATTTAGTCTCATGGTTTTCACCAAGAGCACGTGTAGATTCCATAGCTCGCATTGCCATAAGTGTGTCAACCTGTGAACCATCTTCACGTAGATCATCAGATACTTTCCAAGCATCACCGATATAATCAGTAATAGCTAAAGTAATAGTACCTGTATCTATGTTAGTAAAGTTCAAAGGCACATCCTCTGCTGCATCTTGAAGTGTTACAGTACCAACTGTTTTAATGTTTAGTGTTGTACCTGAACCGAAGTCTGTTACATCACGCCACATTCCTTCTGGAAGAAGGTAGTCGTGTAAGTTATCAAGAATAAACTGAGAATATTGCTGCGCTTCAATGAAGGCAGTTGTATTACTAGTCAGTTGTGCCATTTAAAGTCTCCTAAGACTGTTGTTTAACTTTCTCGCCTGCTTTACCCCATGCTTTTAATAAGTCCTTAGTTGATCCACCTTCAACTTTCGCTGAAGTTACATCAGTTTTTGGTGTATTATTAAGAGCTTCTGTATTAACATCACTAGTAGGATTACCTACCGGTGCTGTAGTAGCAGTTAAACCTGCTGCTTTTAATACAATAGTTGGTGTATTTGCTGCAAGCTCATTTAATTGTGCAATGGTAACATTTAGTTCTTTAGCTATAGAGTTATAAGTAGTCTCAGCTTTATCTCCATACTGCTCAGTAAACCTTGCAGCTACTGATTTAGCATTTGTTTCAGCTTGAGCTTTCTTTTCTCTAATAGATAAAGTTTGGTTAACTAAATCCATCACGTTATCTTGATTAAGTTCTGCTGTTTGTGTGGTATTCACTTCAGTTTGAACTCCAGACTTAATTTCATCAATAAGTTCCTGAGTAGTTTTTCTCTTAGTCAGTTCATCTTTTACTTCAGCAAGTTCAGACTCAAGAGTCTCAATATGCTTCTGTGCATGAGGTACTGATCTTAGAGCGTCTTCTGGGCTCTGGTACTTTTTACCTTCACCAACTAGTTCTTGAGCTTCGGTCGGAATCTCAAACGCTTTTGGTGGAGTATCTGTTTGTACAGTCTCCTTGGTAGGTTCTTGTACAGGTGTTTCAGTTGTTTCTGTTTTTACTTCATCATTCATCTTACTTATCTCCTTGGTCAGGTATTACATTGTTTAACTTTGTATATGCTTTTTGTATGCCTCTTTGAAATGCTTGAAACTCACTCCAAGAAGGCTTATTAAAATTTTCTTCATCCATACACTTTCGTTGTGAAAGATCTATTTGATCTTCTAGAAAAGCTTTTATTTCTCTAAAAGCTTCAATTTTTGTTAAGGCTTTGCCTTTATCTGATTTTAAATCCATATTAATATTATATCACATATAACCTGAAAAGTCAAGCTTATTCAGGCATTGGTTCTTCTGAAATTTCTTCTGTTGCTAGATCTTGTTCTGGTACTGCTCCTTGTTCCATTTCTTGTACTTGTTGATTTACCATTTGTTCTTCCATACTTGGCTCTTGTTGTTGAGCTTGTAAATCTTGTTGAATCTGCATTTTAAGTTTTTCTTGTTCAGCAGCTTCAAATAAAGCAGCATTATCTTTAATAAAACCATACTTTTCAAAACCCATATATTCTTCTACCATAATAGCTAATTGTTTAGGTGAAATATGAGGAGCAATTGTTTGTCCAATTGGACTATTAAATACTCCTAAGATATTTTGTAATAGTTGAGCTCTAGTTGCATAATGTCTAGCACCAACAGGTCTTATCTTTCCTCTAGAAGTTAAATCCTCTTTAGTTACAGATAAGAAATCTTGTACACCAAAGTCATCATCATATACTTTAGCTAGTTCTGGTAAATTTAAATTACGTTTAGCAGTTTCTAACATAGTATTTAAAATAGGTTCTAAGAATTCTACTTCAAACTGATTAACTTTATTTTGGAAAATTCTACCAGCAGCATTTTGTAAAGACTGTACTTCAAAAGCAGTCTTCTCACCAGGAGTTCTAATTCCCATAGCTTCTTTAGGTGCTCCAGCCATTTCTTCCATAGTATTCATTAAAGCTGCTAATTCATTATTAACTTGAAAAGCAGCAGGATTAGGTGGTAACATATCTACAGCACCATCTTCTTGTAATTGAATAACTGATTCTGGTCCCCACTCAAATGGTTCTACTTCACCTTTAAGTACCATTGGTGGATGTATAGTTAAATCTAAAGCATCAGCTTTAAGATTCTCTAAATGATCTAATCTATATTGTATACCTACTAAATTATCTAAAGGACCCATACCATAAAGATTATCTGGTCGTTTTCTCCAACCTACATGATGTTTAGTATCATGACCAATATAACTAGGATTATCAATATTACGAAGAACATAACTTCTATCTATAATAGTAATAATTTTATTTTCATGAAGTTTATCAGCTTCCTTATCATAAAAGTCACCTTCAAACTGTAATATTTCAACCATTCCTGATTGATAGTATTCTTGTAATGTACCAAAACCATCAGCTATAAATGCATTAGCTTTATTAACATCTTCCATTCTAAACATAGAAATAGATTTTCTAACATCTAAAGCTTTATTAAATACAGATTTTTTATATTGTAAATCTGGTCTAGTTTCTACTTCTTTTTTAAGTTCTCCTACACTTTTTACATATCTTGTAAACTTAGGACTTTTTGCAAAAGAAGAAGATACAGGATTAAATACAATATCAAATGGAGATATTCTAAC